CTACATTGCCTTGAGTACCTTGAGTACCTTGAGCACCCTGAGCACCTTGTGGGCCTTGATCACCTTGATCACCCTGAGCACCTTGTGGGCCTTGAGCACCTTGAGCACCTTGTGGGCCTTGAGCACCTTGAGCACCTTGAGCACCAACAGAGCCTACATTGCCTTGAATACCTTGAGTACCTTGAGCACCCTGAGCACCAATAGGGCCTTGATCACCTTGATCACCTTGATCACCTTGAGTACCTTGAGCACCCTGAGCACCAACAGAGCCTACATTGCCTTGAGTACCTTGAGTACCTTGAGCACCCTGAGCACCTTGTGGGCCTTGATCACCCGTGTCACCCGTGTCACCTTTTACACCTTGAGTACCTTGAGCACCTTGAGCACCTTGTGGGCCTTGTGGGCCTTGTGGGCCTTGAGCACCCCCGCCACCTGAGCCTCCCGAATACATCCCACAAATGGGAGCACAGATCTCGTCCCCTGCGGGTAGCTCCTCGAAGATAATCTGCCCGTTAGCGTCAGTCCCTAATACAAGAGGTATGCGATCTGCCACTTATTAACCCTCTTGTGATTCGTCCTCGTCCTCGTCTTCGGATTCTTGCTCAGGCTCATCACCTTTCATACCTGCAAGCAACTCATCCATATCCTTCAAAGCCTCTAAGAACTCTTCCTTCTTCATTGGCTCTGCTTTTTCCTCTGAGTCCTCGGTTTCTGGTACGACTGGTTCCTCAGCCTCCTCTTTTACCTTCTTCTTCTTTTTAGATTCGGTTTTCTCATCACCACCTTCCTCGCCACCCTCTTCAGAGTCATCATCATCATCATCTCCGCTACCGCCCCCAGCGGTACTGAATGGAGCAGGCTTGGAAAACTCAGCAGCACCTTCCTGTGCTTTTTGGACTGAATCATCTTCCATATCGGCTTCACTGGCTGGGTCTTTTTCATCGGCCTCAGCCTTCTTCTTCTGCTTCTCTTGCTCAATACCCAACTTATCCTTCTCAATCACCTTAGCCTTGTCGTGCAGAAGCTTGGCCTTAGCCTTTTCAAGAAGCTCTTGGGTGTTAACATTCTCATCTAAGATATCTTCAAACGAAATGCTTTCAGCTAAAGTAAAGTCTTCACAGAAGGAAGTATACCCACAAGTTTCAAAGCATTCTTGCAGAACATCATTAACATCAATAACCTCTACACCGTTTTTCTTCTTCAGGAGTAAAGCAACTTCTGATAACGTGGACTTAACAACGCTACCTTTAGGAGCTAATCGGGAGAGAGCTTCAAAAATCACAACTTGCGTACTGGCTAGGCTAGAGAACGTAGCCGTTTCCTTAAGGTTCTGGACATTAATACCGTACTTCTCATTTAGAAGATTAAGGATAATCTGCTTAAGAGGCTTCTTCATCTCGTAGATTCTAGAGCTAAACTCTTTGATATCCTTAGCGGAGATTGCGTTATGATCGGTTAAGCTAAAAGCGTTAGTAAGACTCTCGTTTAGTTGACGCTTAGTAGTTAGTGCGAGAAAGGGAACATCCACAACGGCTTCGACTAGCGACTCAAGAACTGTCTCATCGTTATCTTCAAAGAGTAAGCTAGCGAGTTGGCGAATATGGGGGTTAGTAGCCCAAACATCTTCAAAGTTCTTCTTGGATTCAAGAAGTTCCTTCTTTACAAGCTCTTGCTTGCAGACCAAATCGTAAACCGACTTGTTGATCCCCTTAGCGACACGGTAGCTGCCTGATTCTTGAAGAGCTTCGAAAGATAGACGCGGGAAGTTAAAGGCTCTCGATACGGAGTCAGAAAGTTTAATCGAGTTCTCTACTTCTTGTACCTTTTGCACCGTCTCACGGTTTTCTTCAAGGAACTCCACGATCTGAGGCATAATCTCTAGGAATCGTTGGAACTGCTCAGTGTTAACGATGTCTTGGCTATCACCGAAAACAGCAGACTTCTCATCTAATCGCTTCTTCACGTTCTGGAACTTCAACCGATTCTCCCAAAGGGACAAAAGCTCGTTGAAGCTGCCGTCAGCATCATTGTAGCGATCCTCATTTAGATCCCCAACAAAATAACTAACCTTTCGATCCACAAAGCTGTCGAACACTTCGTTGTCTGAGAAGATCTCAGAATCTTGGATAGTGATGTTGCTAAAGGCTAAATCCTCTTGGCAGTCATAGTTACCTGAAATAACCTTACCATTTTCAGTAAGGTAGGCTACTTTTTGGTCTTCACTATCAATAGAGAACAACTCTACATTTTCTCGTAAAGATCTACCTAAGCAATCACCTAACTTAAGTAGGTTCGTAACGGTTGTGTTTCTGTTTTCGAATAAATGATCAAACATTTCTAACTCCTTGTCTTTTATAATAGACCATGTTTATATAGTAAAGCTACTTAGATATTATTTTGGGGATTTCGTACATTTCTGTTCATAACCCTATCTAACGCTTTTGTTTTAGTGGAACCGCTACCAGATTCAGAAATTATTTTCTTCTTAAGTCTAGCAAGAGCGGCATGAGTTTTGGGATCAATGGATTCCTTCTTAGGCTTGGCCTTTTCGACTTCCATCTGTCTTTCAGCATCAGCCTGTTTAGAACCTTCATCACGTTCAGCATCAGCGTCCTTACCCTTCTGCTCGCGATCCATGTCCTTGTCTTTGTTTTGTTGGTCAAGACCAGACTGCTGTTCAGCCTCTCCCTGCTGATCTGCTGCTTCCTCTTCTTTCTCTTTCTTAAGCTCCTCCTGCATCTGCTGGATTTGCTCCTCAGTCATGTCGTAGAACTCTTTATAGATGGTAGATTTAGGAAAAATACCTAAGCCCACAACTGCCTGTACTACGCGAGCTTTTTGCTCATCAATTTCCATTTTTCTCTTAGTAAATACATCACTAGGGTCTGGAAGCTGGATACGAAGTTCTTTAAACATGCTGGCTGGGTAACCTACAAGAGCAAGGTGTCTACGAGCAATCTGCTCTAAGCCCATCTCCATTTGCTGTTGAACGCGACTAATAACGCGAGCAAACTTAGCATCTAATTGTGACAGGTTCGCCTTACGCTCAGGGGACTTATCCTTCTCAACAATGTAATCCTTCGGAACCTTCAGTGCAGCCAGAAGCTTATCACGGAAGTACCTTACATCATCAACCTCACCTAAGTTTTGTGCGCCGGGGAGCGTGTCAATCTTAGTGCCTTGGTTTCCTCTTGTGGGAACGAAGAAGTCCTCATCAGCACTAAGTGGGTTGTAGCGAGAATCAACAGTGCCATCATTAGCGTTGTAGTATTTTTCCTTCTTGAACTTCTCCTTTACCTTTTCGATGAACATCTCAGCTTTGGTAGCTGGCATGTTGGCAACGTCAATGTAGAAAATTCTTCTTTCAGGTGCTCTAGCTAGACGGTAGATAAGCATCGCATCTTCCATAAGCTTGAGAGAGCGGAATACTCGAACAGCTAGGGCTGCAATAGACTTACCGTATGGGTAGAATGCAGGGTCAGAAGTTCTAAGCCTAAAGTGTACAATCTGGTTTCTATCTAAAGTGATATACTTAGAACTAGCCATATTACCAGCCATGCTACCGAATGCCTGCCAATCATTATCCTCTGGAATCTCTTGCAAGAAATCCGTAAGGTAGCCGTATTCATTCTCCACCCGAATAATAAAGTTAGGGTTTAGAACCTTTAGCCTTTGCAATCCTCTTTTTGGATGATTAACATCGAGAACCGTTTCGATAAAGCAGTCCCCATATTTGCAGGTATTTCTGATGATATCCCAGTAATCCCTGTCAAGCTGAATCTTCTTGAAGCACTTATTTACCTCATCCACAACCATCTGGTTATCAGCAAGAACAGTCCATCTCTCGTTACGCAGACTTTTTTGAGTCGAATCGTCAGCATAGATATCAAATGCAACCCCGATTTCGGGATAATCATCCATCTCCTCATACTTTGTATAACGCTCCCTCCTGTTCTTCTCCAGTTCAGGAAGCTGCAATGTGGTCCTACTAAGAGCACCAAGAGCGGGAAGCGTATCAGGTTTTACGACATCTGTATTCTGTACCGTGTCTCCAGCTAGGGTGGCTTGAGGAGTTACCCCATCATCTGCCTGCTTTGCCATATAAGGCGCAGCCTTTGTAGCAAAGAATCTAGCGAGGAATTGGCCTAACCGACCTGACGGCCAGAAGTAAGGACCAGTGTTACTGTCAGGTGTGTTTGAGAATTTAGTATTGCCGATGGCATCCTCATTTAACTTGTCTTCGTCTTTTATTTCATCAGCCATCTTATATCTTCCTCTAATTCTTGGTTAACCGCGTCATGGACAGTGGACCTCATAGGTTCTGGAGGTCTACGTTCTTGTTCTTCTAGGCTATTTTTCATCTCTAAGGGACCACTCCCTGCTAATGTATGTAGTAAAAATATAGAAATTGAAAGGCTCATAATTAAATCATCATGCTTGCCCTCATCAGCAGTAATCTTTCCATTATCGTCAACAATAAAAGTTAGAAGCTCCTCCACAGTTCTTTTAGAATTAATTTTAATAAAGTTGTTTCGAATGTATTCTTCCATCCTAGCTAGAAGTTCCTCACGGTTCCTCGTCGTGACCTGAATACCAAAATCGTTTTTATCATCAATCCATAGATTGTCATACTCCATAACATTGAACATCCAGTCAATCAGGTTGTTGCCGATTGTGTTCCGCTCAATAATTACGGATGCATTATTATATAGATTAGCTTCGTTAGTTAAAATTTGAGCAAGTTCATTAATTGGGGTTTTATTGGAGTAAAATTCGGCAACTTGCTCACCTGTGTAGGCATTAAAAATATGAAAAGCGGAATTATCCCGTTCCCTGCCTAAGCTCACATCTACCCCAATCACATATTCGTGCTCTGGGCTAGGGTCTTTCCAGACCCGCATCTTATTATTGTACTTAATCCAGTAGTCTTCGTTCTGCTCCTCTACCAACCTAGTGAGTAGGTAACCCTCCAAATAGGTATCACCTGTACCGAGGAACTCACACTCATACTCTTGAAGCCACTGCTTTAGTGGCATGTTAGCTCTTGTAGTTTTTTCCCAATCATCTACACGAAGATCTTTCTTTTCCATCTCATCGTAAAGAAAATCAAACCCCTCCATCCGTTTATACTCAGGGTGGGATTCCCAGTTAATGTCAATAGCGTTGAAGGAGTTCTCCTTTGCTAGGGCTTTGTGATACACATCATAATACCAATTGCCAATACCATTAACGGTAGAAAGGACAAAAGCCCTACCTCCTGTGGAGATAATTGGGTATACAGCAGCCCAAATAGTGTCAATGTTTTCAATGAAAGCAGCCTCGTCAATAATTAGAAGGGAGCCTGCAAGGGAGCGGCCTGATTGCTTGCCTGATGGGCGAGACTTGATTGAAGAGCCTGTGGCTAACTTCATGGTATGTTTGTTATCTTCAACTAGCTTAGGTCTTAAGAACACGGGAAGTTCTTCGTACATAATTTTAATACGGTCCAGAACCTCCGTTGACTCAGCATCACCTTTTGACAAAATAACTACTTGCTTGTGTTTCTGGAACACGATCATCCACAAGGCATACGCAGCCGAGATCGTAGTGCAACCAGCCTGTCGGAACTTTCTTAGAATATTAAACCGATGTTCTTGCAAACATTTTAAAATATCTGTTTGGAAAGGGTATAACTTAAAGGGGACAAGACCACGAACGGGGTGAGTGACCTTGATGTAGTTAGAAATAAAATAACTAGCATCAGCCCTACACTTCTTAAACTCTTCTACTAATTCTGCTTGTTCCATGATTGTATGCTAACTTTTACTATTATAGTCCATGAAGATCTTCGCAGTAATATGTACTAGAACTAATAATTTCAGCAAAGTTACACAGGACTTGTTAGATACACTATCTAGCTTTGGTGTGCAAGTTAAAGTGATGACAAACCAAACATCTATCTTTGAAGCCTACAAAAAAGGACTAGACAAGTGTGATGCAAGCAGTGAGGATATCGTGATATTTTGCCACGACGATATTGAGCTTTTGGATACTAAGGCCGACTTCATAGCTAAAATAGCCTCTTGCTTACGAGAGACTACAGGCATCGTAGGCCCAGCAGGGACCACACGGCTTGGCCCAGATGCCGTATGGTGGAATTACGACCACTGGAAGGCTGGGTTACATAGCGGAGCAGTGTATCACCGAGGCGAGAAGGGTCAAATATACAACACTGAATACGGACCCTACAGAAGAGTGGTAGTTTTAGACGGTCTATTCCTAGCGGCTAGAAAATGTGTATGGGATACCGTAGGAATGGGCAAGCCAGACTACTTTAGAGGGGACTGGGACTTCTACGATCTCCATTATACCAGCAAAGCACACAATTCAAAGCTAGAGAACCACACAATTCCTATAAAAATCATCCACCACTCCGCAGGGGATATCGTGGGCAGAGATTCTTGGCACAAAAACCGAGAAGCCTTCATAAATAACACTTCACTACCCTTGGTTTCCTAATGGAATTACTTATCTGGACACTCGTTAGTTTTGGAATCACTTTCTCAGTGACTCACGGCAAGATTTTTGCCAATATGCGTAAAAACGCAGCAGAGGAGAGCCAAAAGCTTGGAGAACTCCTCCACTGTCCCATGTGTTTGGGATTTTGGGTTGGAATGTTGCTTAGTGTAGCTTGGAAAAGTATCACTGGCAACTTTATCCTTGATGGGTTCCTCTCCCTATCAACGTGTTGGCTGCTTTTCACAGTCAGTTGGGCATTAGCCCTGCACGATGATAGGGTTTAGTCAGCACCCGTTACTACAGTGAGCTACCCTTGGTAGCATAAACCTTTTAGTTAGCATATACCCTCCAGTTTATCGTTTTCTAGTGGTGAGATCAATCTTTTGATCATATTTTATAGCCTCTTTATTAGTTTTTAGGAGGCTGTAAAGTCTTTTAGCTAAGTAGACCCCAGCTTTGTGGTCAGAAGGATAGTGGAAACCTGCCATAACCCTCCCCTGCCCACATTCTTCTGCTGCCCTGAGAAGGTTCTTTCGATGCTCTGGGTATTTCGCAGCGTAGATCTCAGCAATCAGTCTTGATTGAGTCGAGTGACCGCTGGGGTAGGCAGGAGTTTTTGCCGTTCGGCTACCCAAAACGTCTAATTCAATATCGTAGTAGGGTGCAAGCTGAAAGGGTCGAGGTCTATTGAAGCTGTTTTTGATAGTTTTTACAATGTACGCACTTTCAGTAAAAATCTTATCAATAAACTGCTGGTCATACTCCAAACCGAAGATGTCCATATACCGTTTCACAGCAAAAGCTGGGTCAGTATCATGTTTCTTAATACTTTTTATGATACCATCTGCTCGTAAGTAGGTCGCACCTTGAACTGCTAGGAGATCCTTCCCTGTTGCCAGACTGGAGTTTTCGCTTGGCGGGGGAAGAGCAATGAATTCTGCTCCGTCCCGAAACAAGGTTACTTCTCCTTTTGGCTTTCTTAATTTTGTAGAGTAAACTAAATCGTCTACCGGGTCCATTTGTATACCTCAACTATCTGTTTATAAAATCCAGTGCGCCTAGCCACTTGTAAGAGTGTGCTCTAGGGTAATTTTGCCATTCTAAAAGGCCCCAAGAACCATACCTATTGTAGTCTCCTGTTAGCCTGTATAGCATAAATAAACTGCCTCCATTATTGAACCAGCCTTCTAAATCATTATAGTAAAGCTGCCTCATATGAGGGTCTCGGTTAGCTGCTACAAATAAGTTAGTTAATGTTTGATTGTTTTGTGCCGCGCCTACCCCTACAAGGTGTTGACCACCTTCATATGCGAGCAACTGTAATCCTCTCTGCTGTGCATTATTTGCATTTTGCTGAGTGTATACGTTGTGGTTGTTTACAAGATTAATCTGACAAAGAGATAACAAGTAGGGAATTGAGAATGTAGGAGCCGCAGGCGTAACGCTAAGGTTTCCAAATCCACCGCCAAAGTAAGGAGCAACTGCAAAAGCATCAGCGTTCTGATAAGCATTCTGCCAGTCCATGATTTGATTATTAACCCAAGGATTAACACTCTGCCCTGCTAGAACTCGAACAAGTTGTCCAGAGTATATGCTAGAAAATAAGTTGAATACTTCAACTGATCTCTGTGAGTAGTAAAGCCAACCAGCGTGCCAAGACTGCGGATGTAATCCTAATGCTAATCCTTGAGTTTGGGCATACTGAGTTTGTTGAAACTGGCTATTCCACACCTCGTTACTGTACTCTAAGTAAACTGTCAATGAGGGATCTAGTGCAACGCGACAAAGTAGAGCTAAGTATTGTACATATAAATCATCAGCCATGTGAGGCACACAGATCCACATGTTCTTATGTGTCTGATTACACAACTCAATCATGTAGAGCGGGTGAACTCCTTGCTCTGTAGCTTGGGTGTGGTTAAAAAAGTTTGTAGCTTGCCACCACGCTGTCACAGGGTTGTTATTTGTACGACCCCAATTCATGAATCTGATCGTATCAAAAGGCTCTAGACTCCTCAAAAAATCGGGGTGGAAGATCCTAGTGCTATTATCGAAGTTGGGGAGATATACCCTGATGTTTTCAATCGGCTGCGTAATATCAGTAATTCGAATAGTAAACAGGCCATTCGAAGGTACTGTAAGATTTATTTTGATATAGCCGGGAAGTTGTTGGAGGATAACTAAAGAACCATCACCACCCGCTCTAGGCTCTACGGTACCCACGCCATCATACCTAATCGTATAAACGCCGTCAGGGTAGGCAGGAGAGCCATCGGCAAATATGATGGACTCTATGTGCTGATTAGGTTGAAGGCTCTGAGGCCAGCCTAGCTCGTCTGTGATGACTGCTGGGCCTGTACCCCATTGATGAGGATTAGCTTGATGACTGATCCATTCGCGTGAACTCTTAAAAGCATCTACGAACGGAGTTTGTTGGTGCCAATCAGTAACTGCTTCTAAGTTTACCCCTACTGGCTCTTGAGGAAAAAGAGCTAATAATAGCGAGGCCAGTAACATGCTAACAGTTCCATTTACGAAGAGCCTTGTTGATACGAGAGTTCGGATCACTGGCAGTCTTCTTGGAGGTTAGGCGTTTCTTCATACCACCCATTCTAGAGCAGAAAGACTTACGGCGACCAGCAGCCTTGCTACCTTTCTTAAGCTTAGATGGCTTCGTGGTTACAGCAGTCTTTAATTTAGAACCGGGGTTCTTTCTACGGTAGGCAGCAACACCCTTGGCCGTCAGACCACCAGCACGAGACTTATGAACACCCATCTTCATCTTTGGCATCGTGCCCTTCTTCTCGTCCATGTCTTCGGTCTTGCTCTTACCATAGTTTGCAGCACCT